CGCCCGCTCTGCGACCTGTTCGGCACTCAGCTTTCGCCGCAGCCGCGCCAATCGAAGATTCTCTCCCAAATCGACGAGGAGACGCTCGTGCTTGGGCAGTAGTGTGCTATTTTCTCGTCCCATAATGTCTTTTACTCTGGACGATATTGGCAAATTTTGCGCGGTATGTCAAACATTATGAATTGCGACATCTTCTGGCGGCATCTGAACTTTGCGGGTTGGGTGGCGGTGAAATCAGCTTGACGTATAACTGAGAATTTTTTTCTATTTGTGTATGACTTTTGATCCCAATGATTTCCAAGATCAAGCCGCTATTGCAGCGATGCTGCAGCGGCAAAGAATGATCAACTCGCAGAATCAACAACAAAAAATCCCCAAGAACCGACAATGCCCATGGTGCGGAGGGCTGCTACCGGGACAGTATTCTAAATGCCAGCATTGCTCCTCTGATGTATCATGGGTGGACGGGTTGCCGTGTAAGCCTCAAGATGCCGATTACAGAAGAAGGGAAATCGCTCAAAACAGGCAGAATCAAAAAAAGCGGAATGCAGATATCGTGGCGCGGGTCGTTAACTGCAAGATATGCGGTAGTAATGTTCCACAACGGGACTTGGAAAGCACTATCAAAATATGTAATAAGTGTAAAAGAATAGTTAAAAATGCTCCAGTTATTTTAATTATAGCAGTTTTGATTTTATTGATAATTTTAGGTATTTTTGGTGATTTTTGACATTATAATCCATGCATGGAATCCAAGGAACTATCACCTGACGTCGCAGGAAAAATCCTCGACGCCGATTTTCAAAACATCGTGAAGAAAGTCGCGGCGGGGAAGCCACTCACGGTCGCTGAGAGGGCTCGCATTGAGTCACGCGCGGCGGGGAGTGTGGAGACTCTGGCCTATGCTAAGACACTTGTAGAGCTTGCCTCTATACTCGGTGTGACTCGCCGCACGCTCTCCACCTGGCAGAAGATGGACGGCGCTCCCAGGGCCTTATCCAATGGCCTGTGGCCGGTTGCGGACTGGAGAGAGTTTGTGCGACTCAATGGCCTCAAAGCAGGCAAGGCACCGGTCGGCAACGAGGAGGCACTCAAGGCCCGCAAGTTACTCGCCGAGGTCGAAGAACGCGAACTTCGGATCGCGGTGAAGAAGGGCGAATACGTTGCGCTCACCAACGTGCGCGAGGAATGGATCGGGTTGGTGGCCCAGGCGACTTCGATTCTGCGCGCCAAGTTCGAGAACGAGTTGCCACCTGTGCTTTCAGGACTCGATGCAACGGGCATCCAGAAAGAATGTCGTCGTGCGATTGATGAGGTGCTGCAAGTCCTTCATGAAGGCTGATGACGCGTTGACGTTCGTGCAGAGGCATGGATGTCCTCAAGGAAATTTGGCGCGAAGCATGGCAACCTCCCGACCGTCGTCCCGCATGGCAATGGTGCGAGGATCACATCGAGGCGATTCCTTACTCGCCGAATCCCGGTCGCTTTCGTTCGGAAAACTCTCCGTGGATTCGTGAAGTGATGGAGGCGTTGGTGGATCCTCGCATTCGCCTCGTTTCGATCATCGCCTCAGTTCAGTCATCCAAGACGACCGCTCCTGAGCTAACGCTCTGCTTCATCATTTCCAACCTGCCCGGGCCTGCCTTGTGGCTTGACCAGACCGATGAAGATGCACGCGACTATTCTGAGTCGCGTCTGCAAAAGCTCTTCGATCAATGCGAGCCAGTGGCCCGCTTGATGCCGACGGGCGTTCACCGTCATAAGCGCAAGAACAACGCGATCCAGTTCACCAATGGCATGACGCTCTGGATTCTGGGCGCGCACAACAAGACTAACCTCCAGCGACGTTCGATCCGCTGGCTCATCGGGGATGAAACGTGGCGCTGGCCCCAGGGACACATGGCGGAAGCGGAAGCTCGTGTCACGGCATTCGGTTGGCTGGGCAAGTGCATCTTCATGAGCCAAGGCGGCGAGGAGGATGACGACACACACCGCAAATTCGAAACGACTGACCAACGTGAGTGGACGTTCGCCTGCACCGAGTGCGGACATCGCCAACCGTTCAAATGGGAATGCGTCGAGTGGAGCAAGTCGGCCCGGGATGACACGGGAGAGTGGGACTTCGATGAAGTTCGTCGAACCACGGCACTACGCTGCGAATCCTGCAATCACTACTTCAATGACAGCGAGCGCACCCGGCGCGAACTCAATGCCACCGGAGAGTTCATCAAGAAGAACCCAAAAGCATCAACTGAGAACGTCGGCTTTCACTGGAGCGCACTCTGCGCCATGAGCTGGGGGCAACTGGCCGAGCTCTATCTGCGCGCCAAGGCGGCGGCGCGGAAAGGTGACGTCAGCCTGCTCCAGCAGTTCTATCAAAAACGCCTTGGTCTGCCATGGCGCGAATACGTCGAGGACTACAAATTGGATATCGTCAAATCCGGCTATAAGCGCGGCGAATCCTGGGAAGAAGAAGCGGCGATCGATCCGAAGACTGGTCGCATTCTTGCCGCACCGCTGCCCGAGCGCAAGGGACTCATCCCGCTGCGTTTCATCACAGTGGACTGCCAGATGGACCACTTGTTTCTGGTCGTGCGCTCATGGTCAGCAGACGGATCAAGTCGTCTCATGTGGAACGAGCGCATCCTCACATTCACCGACATCGAGGTCATGCAAGAGCGCTTCGGCGTGCATTCGAGTTTGGTGTTTCTGGATGCGGGCTACGCCACTTACGATGTCTATCGCGAGTGCGCGAAGCGTGGTTGGGTGGCGCTCATTGGCGACCGCCGTCCAGTCTATCCGCACAAGGGACGCGACGGCAAAACGATTCAGCGATTCTATTCACCTCGGCGCAAGGTCGTGCTCTCGCACCGCCAGCATTGCCACGTTCATTACTGGAGTAATCTTAACATCAAGGACACGCTCGCCCGTTTGCGACGCAATCAAGACCCGAGCCAAGGCCCCACTTGGGAAGTGCCTGACGATATCGAGGATGACTATCTCGCTCAGATGGAAAGCGAGCAGCGGGTGAAGGAAAAAGGCAACTGGATGTGGAAGCAGATCGGCTCGCGGAGCAATCATTATTGGGACGCGGAGAACATGCAGGCTGCTGCCGCAACCATGCTCAAGATCGTCGGGCGCGAGGCTATCACCGCTGCCCCGGTTGACACCTCGCCGGAGGAGTCATGAAAACTGTCACCATCCTACGCTTCCTGACCTTCCTTGGTTCGGCACTCACCACCATCGCGGCTCTCGACCTCACGGGCATTGCTAATCTTCTCGACGAAGAAAAAGCGCAATACCTACTCATCACCGGCCCAGCAGCTCTGGCACTCAAAGAACTGGTCGTCGTGCTCGGCGATTTGTTTGACGACGGCAAGCCAAACAAGTCCTTCAAGGTCGGCCTCTGGTGTGCGGCCATGGCCTGCATTTGCGTGCCCATCCTTTCGTCCTGCAGCGCATTGCCCGCCAGCGCCGAAGTCATCACCAAAGACGGCGAGCTCATCATGCAACCAGATGGCCGCGTGATCATCACTGTCGAACCTCGCAACACCAAGTAAGCCATGTCTCAATCATCTTTCAGCGAATGGTTTGCCGCGCAGCAATTTCGTCACTTTGGTGCCGATGAATTTACGAGCTACTTTGCCCGCGAACGCAAGGGAGTGAAGAACAGTACACCTCCTCAACCACTCTGGAAAAACATCGTGCCTGCCTTGCGCATTGTAGATGAGCTGCGCGAGATCTTTGGTAAGCCATGCCGTATCCTTAGCTCCTATCGCTCTCCTGCCTACAACAAGGCCGTGGGTGGAGCACCTTTAAGCCAGCACAAGGAATTCAGCGCACTCGATATCGCCTTCGATGGCGTGAGTCCGCAGCGCGTGTATGAGCGACTGCTCGAATGGCGTCAGCAAGGTAAGTTTTCCGGTGGCCTCGGGCTCTACCCATCATCGGGATTCGTTCACATCGACACACGCGGTCGCAACTCCACGTGGAAAGGAAAGTGATCAATGGCTCGCGGACTCTTCATCACCGGATTTACCGTCGCCGAAGTGCTTACCATCCAGCAGCGGGCAAAGTCGCTGCTCATGGAAGGCAAGACCATCATGAACTGGAACGACGCCGAGACTTCGGTCTCGAAGCAGTTCACGATGCCCGTCGATCAGGTGCTGGAGGAATGCGGCTACGCGCTGCGCGTGCTCGATCCGCAAACCTATGGCCGCCCGAAATCAGGCGGCGTATCCTTCATCTCCGGACACCTTGCGAAATGAATCGCTTCCAATCCATCGCCCGACTCTTGCTCCCACCCGTGCTTTTGCCCAAAGCATGGGGATCGTCGTTTGAATCTGCGAACTGGTCGCCACGTCGTGGAGCAGTGCCTGGAGCTTCGCCATCAGATGCACGCAAAGAACTCACGCCCGGTATCCGCACGGAACTGGTGCGCAAGTCGCGCTACCTTCATAAGAACTCTGGCTTCGTTCGAGAACTGGTGGCCAACATGGCGATCTACTCGACTGGTGACGGCATCCGCGTTCAGGCCCAATCTTCGGACGTATCTTGGAACCGCAGTGCTGAAGAATACTTTTCCTATTGGTCCGCGCGCTGTGACATCACGCAGCGGTTTTCTTTCGAAGAATGCCAGGCACTTGTTTGTCGCGGCATGGACATCGATGGCGAATACTTCATTCACAAAACTCGCGACCTCGATGGCGAGCCACGCATCCAGTTGATCGAGAGCCACCGCATGGGGGATGACTGGGGATCAAAAGAAACCGTCGATGGCGTTGGCCTCGATGCCTATGGCGCGCCCGTGTTCTACCGTGTGCTGCAAGATGACAACTCGGCATATGATCTCCCAGCATCAGCGATCCTCCACGTCCACGAACCTGAGTGGGCCGGTGGTGTGCGCAATCACCCAACGATCCAGCACTCGATCAATCATCTGCTCGATGAGATGGAGCTCCTTGCGTTAGAAAAGCATGCCGTCAAAGACAATGCTGATGTGTCCCGCATCCTCAAAACCGCACGTGGCGAGATCGACGATAACGGCGACTTTGTGGTGGGTAGTGCGCACACTGCTGGTGACTCCAGCGACCCGGTCAGCTTGCAGCGCATCGTTGGCGGAAAACTCGTGGCACTCAAGCCAGACGAATCACTCGATAGCTTTCAGTCGAACCGACCCAGTCCTACCTTCACCGGATTCCTCGAACACCTGCGTCGTGATTCGGCACTCGGTATGATCCCATTCGAGTTCGCAGCGGATTCTAGCAAAGTTGGCGGCGCGGGTGTGCGTTTGATTGTAGCCAAAGCAGATCGTCGATTTTCATTCCGCCAGATGATTCTCGAAAGGCGTCTCATTCGTCCGATCTGGGCTTATGTGATTGGTGACGCGATTGCTCGGGGACTGCTGCCCGCCGTGGAGGGATGGTGGAAAATGGCGATTGTAGGACCAAAGCGGGTCACCGTTGATGCTGGTCGTGAAGCACAGCAAAACCGCGCCGATGTGGAAGCGGGCCTCAAGACTATCACCGATCACTATGCTGAACTCGGTACCGACTTCCGCGAAGAAATCGAACGACGTGGTGCGGATGCCAAACTCATCCTGGAAACCGCTGCCAAGTATTGCGTGCCTCCTGAGATGTTGTGGAAGGCAGCGGGCACATAGGTATAGTATAAAGGGAATCCTGATTTAGAAAAAATTAGGTTATCTAAATAATTTAACAGATTTAAAATGATTGTGAAGAAATTTCTCTTGACTTAATTATTTAATTTTATATACTTAATCCATTATGGCATTTGACCCTAATGATTTTAACGATTTAGCAGATTTAGTCGCATATAGACAGAGAAAGCAAATACTTGATAAGCTTAACGAGTTGAACAATTCAAAGTCTACTACAAAAAATCATGTGTGCCCATGGTGCGGCGGCCAACTAGCAGGCAATTTTGAGAAGTGTCAAAATTGTTCATCTGATGTAGCTTGGGTCGCTGGGCAACCATGCAAACCAGAAAACCTCATTCGGCAACAAAAACATGAAGAAAGGCGTCAGAAGTATTTAAACACAAAGTCGCGGTGTTGTGATTGCAAATCAGAATTTTTAATTAAAGAACTTGAGGAGAGTAGGTGTAGTAATTGTGCTAGAAAAATCATAAAAAATGAAGAAAAATATCAAAAAAAATTTAATCGGATTGGCTGCTTAATTTTATTTATAATATTGACTACACCTATGTTGTATTTTGGATCACACAGAATTATAAAGGGAATGCCTAAGTTCCTTGATCTTGATTTGGGATCAAGCATTATTTTGTCAATTATTTCAATTTCGATTATTGGATTTTTTAGTTATATTTCTGAATCAATCATATTTACATTGGCACTTATTCCTATATTAGTAATAATATGGTCAATACTTTTGGGTCACTAGCACTTAAAAAGTTTAGAAAAAAACAAATAAAAATATTTTAATAATTGCAATAAATACGAACTGAAAATGCGCTCGAATCTATTTTTAGAGATCTTAAAAGGACTGTAAGGATCCAGTTAATCGACATGCTCTGTATGAGGGGAATCTGGGATCTCGCTAGCCCGCGTTGACACCACCGCACGGGCGTGAGCCCGGTAATCCAACATCGCGAATGGCTGATTCAACCTGATGCTCTGCACGCCATCTCTGCCTCGTATCAATCGCAGGCAGAACGTGCAGGATTTTTCTCCCATCAAAGCCATCAAAATTCACTCCTATCGGTGGAGGATGGAATTGGAGTCGTTGCCATCGAAGGCCCGATCCTTCGCAAAGCTGATCTCTTCGCCAAGATGTTTTATGGAGCGACCAGCTCCGAGGAAATCGCCGATGCTCTTCAAGAAATCGCTGGGCGCGATGACATCAAAGCTGTGCTCCTCAACATCGACTCTCCAGGTGGCACGGTATCCGGAACACCCGAGCTCGCGAATGCCGTTGCCGCACTCGACAAAAAGAAACCAGTCTATGCTTTTTCCTCGGGGCTCATGTGCTCGGCGGCTTACTGGGTTGCCAGCCAGGCACGCGCTATCTATGCCACCCCATCCGCGCAGGTCGGATCCATCGGCGTGGTGCAAGCCGTCGTCGATAACAGCGCCGCACTCGATCGCGCAGGCATCAAGGTGGAAGTTTTTTCAGTCGGCAAATACAAGGCGATGGGCGCACCGGGAACACCACTGACGGATGACCAACGAGAACTCATTTCTTCCAACCTCGCCGAGATCGCCGAGGAATTTTATAGCGCCGTTCTCGCTCGTGGTCGCGCCATCCCAGCTGAAGCGATGGAAGGACAGACGTTTAGCGGTCGCCAAGCACAGCGTCACAACCTCGCGGGCATGGTGTCAGATCGCAACGAGGCCATGCGGAGGCTCCGCGTCTATCACGCAGCGGTTGACACGAGTTCCCGTGCGATGACTGACACACTCGAAGACCAACTCGCCCAAGCTCGCATCCAGGTGGAAACCATGCAGCGGGATCACCAAGCTCAAACCGAACTTCTCACCGAAGCATCAGCGCATGCCGAACGCCTGACAGGCGAAGTGGAATTGCTAACTGCCGAAATCGATACCCTCAAGGCCGAGCGCGATACCGCCAGCGCCGAGGTCACTACGCTGCGCAAACAGGTCACAGACCTACAGGCATCCCAGTCTGACTTCGACAAACGTCTGCAAATCGAGGTGGCACGAGTGGTCGCCTCCACAGGCACGACGAAACCAGCGCAAGTGACTCCCGCCGGAGAAGCCACCCAATCCGCCGACCTT